TTAACGAACTATTGTTTTTTATACTCATGATTATTAGTTATAGTAATATGATCTTCTAACATTGCACAAGCGTGTGTTCTCATTCTCATATGGAAATCTATCATTCTTGTTGTAGAGTACGGTTTTCCAAATTTATAAAGTTATCAAAATTATCAGGAAGCCCCGGTGCGAGATGCATCGGGGCTTTTTCTTGCTGTTTTCTGAAAATAATCAGCAAAATGTTTGATGGTTCCAGAGAAAAGTACTATCTTTGCAGGCGTAATGATGACATTGAACTAAGGTTGTGTGCAGATTGAGCAGAGTTTGTACATAACAAGTGAAAAGAAATACAGCTGTGTGGCTCGTGCTGAAGGACTGCTCTCCGGATGCACGGGCCCTTTTTATGATTATGAAACCAAACTATAATGAGGATGGTTGGCCAGAAGATCCGAACAGTTATCCGGATACTTCAAGTCACGGGGAGAATCCCAAGAAAAGATAAGGCCAGCAGGATGACCGTAGTCGTTGCACTCACTATTACCGAGGCAATGATTGCGGTCATCGCTCGTTTTACGTATCGGTTCCTTCTGTTAAGGCAGGCGCGGTTATACTCTGTGGCGTTACGAGTGCGCCTGATGGATGATATTACGAGATGGTGCAGATATTCATCGTTTGCCTTATCATCATCCTGCAAGCCTTTGTTCATGGCCACGTCCACCAGGTCATCTCTCAGCATCGTGGCAGCATCATCTCCCAGCGCCATGAAGTCGTGTACCCACATTACCTTACAGAACAGGATAAGCAGCGCCGTTCCGGTTCCTACCCATAAAGGGAGAGTGATTGTTATCAGCACCATGGTCATCTTTTCCGTGGCAAGGAAAGCCGTGAGTGCCATGAATACCGTCATAATGAAGCCTGCCAGCGTATAGTTGCGGTCTGTTGACTTGCGATACTGCTCCAGTATGCTGCTGGCTCTCTGGTCTGCCCGTTCCAGCGCAAATCTGGCAAGCTCCATGCTGGCAAAGGAGGCTGCCTTGTTACTTATTATCTTTTCCATACCTTATATATATTAATAGGTGAAACATTTCTTTTCTGCAAAGATACGCTTTTTCCGCTTATTTCCCGTATCAAGATGTTAAAAATGAGTTAAACATAAAAGAAAGTTTATGTTTTATTTGGTCGTTAAAAGAATTTTATGTATCTTTGCATCGTGAATAGATAACTAGATGTTTAACAATTTAATTTTAAGCGTATGACACAAAAAGAGTTAGAGCAAGAAATTAAAAGAAAGGAAGACGAAATCAAGGCCCTTCTCGAACTGAAAGACTTGGTCTTCGATTACGAGAGACAGATTGATTTGAGACTCGCAGACCTTTCTAAGCTCTACAAGCAAAGAAAAAACTAAAAAGTCCTCCCCTAGGGGGGATGTTCTTTAAACAATATAAATATAAGAATATGGAGCATATTAAAGAATTAATGGCAGAGTATATGGCATTGGCTAGCAAGCAGGATGTCAAGAGCAAAGAGCGCAGAGACGAGATTCATCGCTATCTCAGCGCAAATGCTACGGAGGAGGATAAGAAATATATTAGTGAGGTGGTTGTAGATAGAGTAGCAAACCTGAAGCTGGAGGTTGCCACTTTGCGTGAGCAGCTTGCAGAGGAAGATTACAAGTTGCTGCCACTTCGTTACATCGCACAGAAATACTTCGGTAAAAGCGCTGCATGGCTCTCTCAGCGTCTCAATGGCTCAGAGGTTCGTGGTCATGCTTATACGCTCAATTCCGAGCAGAAAGATATTTTCAATCGTGCCGTCCAGGAGATTGGACAACGCATTAGCTCTTTGCAGTTAGCATAGGGTTATCTATTCACACATCGTCCCCGACACGATTCCGTGCCGGGGACACCTTCTAAACAAAAAGAATAAAAGGAGATTTAGATGCTGGTATGTTGATAGATAGACCAGTTCTACAGTACGTTTAAAGACCAGTTCGGTCGGCTTCCATGCCGATTGTACTTCATGAAATTAAATTTAAAAGATCGCTTTAGAAGCCCCTGGTGCGAGATGCAACGGGGGCTTTTTCTTGCTGTTTTCTGAAAATAATCAGCAAAATGTTTGATGGTTCCAGAGAAAAGTGCTATCTTTGCAGGCGTAATGATGACATTGAACTAAGGTTGTGTGCAGATTGAGCAGAGTTTGTACATAACAAGTGAAAAGAAATACAGCTGTGTGGCTCGTGCTGAAGGACTGCTCTCCGG